CCTCTCCTTTCCGGCTTTCGCTGGAAACCCCCTGCGTTGTGTACGCAGGCCTGGTACTCGGCTGTATAAGCCCTAAACGAACCTTGCGACCTTCTTGGTCTTGGGGTTCCTCTTAGGCTGCCCACTCTGGTATTTCTCGAGTGGGTCCGGTTCTTCAAAGAAGAACTGGACGAGTCCAGAATCGCCGTCACCGTGCTGCATCGCAGTCTTAGATTTGACTGTTATACAGCGGACTTCCTCCTTGTGAATCTCATCGTTCCACCTCTGCTTGAGGTGGCCGGTATAAGATCCACAGAAGGAAGTTAGTGAGACGGCTCCGCCATCCGGCGCGCCGATGGTCATGAGCTTTCGCTCAGCCTCCGGTACTGTCTTTAGAAGGGCAGCCGACGTGTGCCAATAGCCTCTATCGAAGAGATTATTGGACGCGTTAACTACGCTCTCCAAGGATGTCGGATCAGATCCACTATACGGTCTCCTTACCCTTACGGGGGTCACATCGTGGCCATCGTAAGCGTCCATGCCGCAGGCTTCCCGGAACTTTCCGGAGCTAAACGACTTGGACTCGTTGACTTTAAGTTTCAACGTGGTGAGAAGATCTGCTAGCATCTTGTATGAGTCTCCGGGGATAATGATATCATCTCCGAAGACTTGGACCAGATCAGTGTGATCCCTCAGTACAACAGACGCACGACACCCCTTTGTAAGCATTACTGCGAACAAAGAAAGAAGGGTGAAGATAATCGTTTGCACTGGGAAGGTCACGGCTGATCCCTGTGGGGCAAACTTCCGTAGACGATGGTAAGTACCATCAGGAAGTTTTATTAGTCGAGACCTGCATGACTGCAGGGCGTCTAGCAGTGCAGGATTGCACTGGAAGACGTACTCGACGAGTCTCGAGGAGAGTCGGTCTGACGCTGACGACAAGTCAACGGTTGACCAAGTATCATCCCGAGAGCCCTCCAAGGCGAGTCTTTGTGACTCTCCTTGGTCCCGGAAGTTAATGCAACGCCGAAGAGGCGAAGCAGCAACTCCTTGCTCAAGAAACCGCCGGATTCCACCTTGGATCCATTGGTTACAGGTTGGCTCCGCGGCGATAAGCCGAGGCGCGTCCTGGGTCTTGGGCACTGCGTACATGACGCAGGGGATTTCTCGTTCGAGCGGCTCACGGCCATTGGTTGTTTTCCAATAGCCAAGGTCCGCACTGGCGAAGAAGTCCCACGGGAACACAGACTGCAACTTTCTTGACCAGGTAGGAAACTCGTATTTGAGTCCCATGACTTGATCAGCGGTTGCGCCTGGTCCATGCTTAGGCCGTATATCCCAAGGCTCGAAAATACCAAAATCAGATATGGCAAGAGTACATAACTCTTGAAAATCTGACCAACGGATTTCGATGTCGCGCCAGGATCTTTTCTCATTAGGGAAAAGAGGTAATTCATCATCAGGTTCTCTCCTATATAGGGGATGACCAAAATGACGAACCCACGTGGGGTGGTCTTCATCCCACGTTCCGGGAAAATGCTGTGGTAATGACTCATCAGTCACTACCCACTCTCTAATTGCGTCATCGACGCGTTCGGGAGTGCAATCAACCGCGGCTTTCTTAGCCATGGACAGCCATTGCCTGACAAAGGCTATGGCATTGATTTCAGCATTGGGCTTAAGCGTCCCATCACTGTCGAAAATAAGGGTGAACAAACCATGCAAGTAGCATGGCCGTACATCCTCACTTGACTTGGCGCTGAACCCTCTTACGAGGCCAGCGAAATCTCCAAGTCTTTTCTTCTGAGAAAGGCATTGTAAAAATGCCTTTTCCATTGAACCGTGGGTAAAGGTTAAGAAACCTAAGCCTTCATGCTCAATGGACTTAAGAAGGCGTGTATAATCCTTCTGGGTCTCAGCAGCTAGGGTTGGATACGTTGCAACGACGTCTTTTACAAGGCCGTCGTATAGTGTAACGTACAGGTTGATGAAGCTTTTCATTGACACAACTCCTTTGTTGCCAATCTTCACAATGTTCCATGGCGACTTTCGCCGCCATGTGACACTTCACGATAGACAGGTGTCTACCGCACGAGATACTTGGCGTCTAAACCAAGTACTGCTGAAGAGGGTTAAACCTCTCCAGCCGCAAGAGCCGGCAAGAGTGCCGACCCAAGCGCGTGTAGTGCTGATTGCAGGTCCGACGAAACAGTTGGATCCTGCAGGTCCACGAAGCGCCCAGTGAAACTGGACGTGTTAGTGAAACCCACGGCCGAAACCGTATCAGCGACCGAATGCGTGAGCAACATGTTATAAACGTTGTAAACGCGTCCGGACGAGACACTTTGCGAGTTCCGAATCTTCAGGGTGTAGGCAAAGCCTGCACCCCGATGAGAATATTCGGATTGGCCGTTCTGCTCTTTCACCCTCGTAAGGGTGTAGGGGACAGAATCGACGGTCAGTGTGAGAGTGTTTGCGAACATTTGTACGTTCCTTTTCGTTTTGCGTTGAATGTACTGAGGACTATCGTGCCCTCAGCAGCGCTAGACTACTAAGGATCGACAGTTGATGTGGGCTAAGAATGCCCACATTCGCTGAGAGAGAAGCACTCAACTGGTGTCGTTCTTTCTTGACGTAATGGAATCCACCGGAATTTCTGGTAGACCCACCAACCCAAGGAAGTGTCCAAGAAACATGGGCGTAAGGTACTTTTGTCTCACCTTGAGTCAAAAGCATCACGTTTATGCTCTCGGGCAACACTGAGTCACGGCCGCCGTTGGCCACCAACATATTTCCAAAGTTGGTGAACCAGTCGACGAACCAAGACCAGGGCAACGATTGCCAGATATTAGCAGAAATGTTCTCAGCCGAAAGGCCAAGAACCAAACGCCTAATCTTTTCAGGCGTAGGTCTGCTAGGAGCACCGGTACGAGGCTGAACTGGCCTCCAACGCACTGTCCCCCAAGAAGTCCGGGAGATGTGTGCAGAAACTGTGAAATTTCCGTGGTAGTACGAGTCACCTACATAGGTGCTATCGGCTTCCTCGGTTCCCAGTTTATATCGGCGCTTGAGTCCCCCTGATGAATAGACTCGATTCCATTCACTGGTCCGTTTCTTAACGTTCTCAGTGAAGTCAAAGAGCTTCTTAACATCAGAGATTAGAGGTGCCCAACCGAAGTTGTAAGCAAGATATTGCGAGGCAGAAAGGTTCTTCTTATTCCGTTTCCGGATAGAAGGCTTCAGACCGCCTAACAACAAATCGCCGGCATCTTTAAGCATCATAGGCATGTCCTTCAACTCAAATAAAAAGTTGGGGACAAGTACATCAGGACGCGTAGGATTAGTCCCCGCAATAAGCGAGGATGCCAACGCACCTAGGTCCGCAGGAGCCAAGTAAGGCAACTGACGGTTATCCCAGGCTGATGTAGGCCAATTGGACCGGTACTCGTGCCACCCATTTGGGAGGTACAAAGCACTATAGTCCACCGTAGCACCGGACATCCATCCTTTCACCACTTCAAAAGGGTGATCGTTTGGGTAGCCGTTCATGGATATAACAAGATCGTGACTCCCGATCCAAATCGGATGCTCCTGGTAAGGGGCACCGGTTGAATCGAGTGTTGCGGTCATATATCCTAGATCAGTGCTCGGCATGATGCGACTCCGTATACTTCTCTTTGTGAAGGGACCATTAAGTTGGTCATGAGACCGGACAGGATGTCCAGAAACACGCGTCCCC